ACCCACAAATGGTAATTCTTTTGATTGAAGTAAAGTATGCCATCCTAAAACACCAATACCAATTGCTCTACCTTTAGTAGCAGAACGGATTGTATTTTCCATAAATCTCATATTCTTACCCCTGTCAATAAATTCTTGGAGTACACCCTCTAAAAACCAACAGGTTAATTCAGGTAATGTCATTCCATTTTCAAACTTATAGTCTTTCCATTCGTCCCAACGAGCTAAATTAAGTGAAGACAAACAGCAAATAAAGGAATGGAGCTCATCCGAAAATAACGCGATTTCACTACAAATATTTGTAAATTCTACTTTTAAATTGTTATTCTTGTATGCTTCAGGATTAGCATTATTGATATTATCATCAAACATAATGTAAGGTTCACCCGTTTCTAAACGTGATTTTAAAATCTCACCCCACAAACGTAATGCTTTTGGGTCTCTATTTTCAACACGATTCATAAACTTATCATCAATAACAACACATTGGTGTAAATTTAAGCATTGTCTATTTACATCACCTTTGGGACGACGAATGCCTAAAAATTCTTCAATATCGGGGTGATTGATAGATAAATTAACAGAAGCAGCACCTCTACGAACTGAACCTTGGTTTGTAGCTAAAATTGTTGAATCGTATATTTTAGCCCAAGGCACAACACCTTCACTTACACCATTGTCTTTGATTGGTTTACCTCTGCCTCTAATACGAGACATTCCTATACCTACACCTCCACCTTGTGAAGTTAAACGCATTAGTTCTGAATTAGCATCAGCAATACCCTCAATAGAGTCGCCTACGTTAATCCCAAAACACGAGATTGGCATCCCGCGTTCAGTACCTAAGTTAGAAAGTACAGGCGATGCTAAACATAACCAATTTTTAACTATTGCTTCGTAAAAATATGGTTGTAAATCTTTACGTTTTAATCTGCGGGCTGCTGCTTTACTAACTCGTCTAAATGCATCAAATACATCTTCATCAGGTAATAAATAACCTTTTGATATCATGCTGATAGCAATATCGTCCATATATTCAGGGTAATTTTTACCTCTAACCCAGTTTGTTGTGTCTACTTGTATGCTCATAAATTTATTTCTTTAACTTTTTCTATTGCTTGTGGAGGTATATTATTTAAAGTATAATATCCTTGTTTATAATTAGGGTCAGTATATAGTTTTAAATAATCTCCAGGAATTATATCTGTCTCTATTTTTAGTATTGTCCAGTTTTTTATTCCTGTTTTTTGATAAAACATTTCTCCTAAATTTTCTATATCTTCTAAATCTTTAGATAAATAAACTCTATCAGGATGATATGATGCTTTTGATCTTGATTTAGGTACTAATCCTATGCTTAATATTTTATTAGCATTTTGAGTTGGAGTAATATGATATAAAATAGAAGGAACATTTTCAACTACTTCTTCATCAAATTTAGCCTCAAATCTTAATTTAATTTCACCTTCTTTAAAATATTTTTTATCCCAGTTACCAGTATATTTTTCAGTTTCCATAAATGAAGGAAACCATCCTAAAGTATCTGCATCTTTAATAATACCATTTAATAAAGTATTAATATTTGTACTAAATGTTTTAATATAAAATGAATTTTTACTTTTAGTAAATATAAATTTTGATGAATATTTTTTTTCTAAAATATTTAATGTTTTACCAATATTAGTGGTTTTAATTAAACCTTCTTGAAGATTTAATTCATATTCTTCTTTATATGCTTCTAATAAAATTTTTAATAATTTCATAATTTATTATATGATATAAGTTGACTCTTTTATAAATCGTCCCAATCTGCTGTTGATTTAGCGTATGAAGTTACTCTCCCCGCAAAGAAATCTTGGTGTGTTTTGCCTGATGTTAAATGTCCAAACCATTCAATCTGTTTAAGTAAATTCGGGTCAATATCATTATAAATTGCTTTGTATCCAAGTTCAATCATCTTATCGTTTGCTCTTGCTTTAATAAAGTTTTTAAGTTGTTCTTTAGTTAAGCCTTCAATATTACCCATTTCAAAAGCCTTGTCAATAAAGTCAAATTCAAGTTGTACTGATAGGTGACAAGCTTCAATAACCTTATCTCTTAATTCGTGTGTATCTAAATGTGGTTGTTCCTGAAGTAATGTTCTAAATAACCAACAACCGGCTTGTGAATGTAACGATTCATCTCTTACCGACCACTCTACAATCTGACCGGTGCCCTTCATTAAATTGCGAAGCTGAAATGACATCAGCACAGCAAACGACGAGAATAGATTTACACCTTCTGTAAATGCTGAGAATATAGCTAATGATAATGCTCTTTCCTCTAATGTCTCACCAGGTACTTCGATTAGTCTTTCAATTTTAGCTTTTGATGCTTCATCTTCTAAAAATGCTGCAAAGTTATCTAAACCTAGTTCTTCATTTAAACGAGCATAGGCTTCAGCGTGTATGCTTTCAAAATCAGCAAATGCACGAGACATAGCTTGTATTTCAGGTTTTGGAAACCAAATAGATACTTTAGTTGACCAATAATCGTTTACGTGAACTTCAGTTTGAGCAAACGATTTTAGAATGTTACCTATAAGATTCTTTTCAGATTCATTTAGTTTAAGTTTCCAATCGTTTAGATCAGATGCTAAAGGTACCTCGTCAGCTAACCAATGGGCACGATGTTGGTTTTTATAATATTCAAACGCTGTTTGGTATTCAAAAGGTTTGTAGAATAATCTTGGTTCTGTTATCATGCGCTTAGGTTAAAAAATTTACTTGCTAACATTTGTCTGTCTAATTCGTCAAAATTTGTATTTCTATTCATTATATCTCTATTGCTTTGTGGTTTTGGCATCGTTTCTTCATCATCGTCTATAGAGCTTTCATCTGAAATGTCAAAATGTCCTGTTGATGTATCTATTTTGGCTCCAAAAGTCATACCATCCATACCGTATCTATTTTTCATAATGTGAAATCTACCTGTTCCATTTACTTTATCTTGACGTTTACGAGAGAGTGATATTGCTACATCAGTGATCATAATTTTATCATATGATCCTGCAGCTTTATCACCCTCAATAATATCATCTTTTGCACCTGCGCGATTTACTTGCGAAACTGACCATACAGGTAAATTTAGTTCGCGAGCTAATCCTTTAGTACTAACATAAATATCATCAATCTCGTCTTTACGTTCGCGATTTGTTTTTTTAGAGCGAAGAAGATCTACATAGTCAATAATAATTAAATCGGGTTTAAATTCTTGGTCTATGCATTTTTTAATATGCGATTCAATGGTAGACATAGATGCTTTACCCGGTGAATATTCTTTAATAATCAATTGTCCTGGTAGGTTCGATACCGCTTGTTCAACTTGAGGTCTATGCTGTGTTTCCATTATACGATTAACAGGTATTTGGGTGAAATAGGCATCGTATCTTCGACCAACATAATCTTCACCTAGTTCTAGAGTATAATGAATAACATTAAAGCCCATACTTACAGCATAACCGCCTAGAGCAATTAAGGTCCAAGATTTACCACCACCAGGGTTACCAAATATAAGTCCAAAGTCACCATTACCAAGTCCCCCTTGTAATAAAAGATTAAAATGGTTCCAAGGGGTAGGCACAACAATTCTGTGATCGTCTCTATACCTAGATTCAACATCTTTATTATATTCGTGTCCTACATTCTTATCTTGTCCTGCTTTTAAAGCATTATCAATCAATGAACGTATAGAATCATAATCACCAGAATTTAAAAAATCAACACTTGTAAGCAATGCTTTTTTAAGTTGTTGATTTTTACAAAAGTTTGAAAATTCCTCTTCAACATATGCTAGATCTTCATCTGAAGATTTGTATGCTTCTCGCAATTGTTCTTTAATGGAGATTTGTAGTACTTCGTTATCAATTTTTTTCAACTCTACTTTCAATACTTCCATTGAGGGAGTTGTATGGTATTTATCAAAGTATTTTAATATTTCCTTAATAATCCACTTATGTGCTTGATTTGAGAAATAATCATCCGACATAACATCGTGAATACTAATTAGAAACTTTTTATCTGTTAGTAAACACGATATTACTTTTATCTGGAAGGCGTTCCCATACTTATCTAAAGTATTTAATGTCATAACTATTTTATTTGTAACTTGTTAAACTTGTAAAACAATTTTTTAACCAAAAATCTACATTTCTGATTATGTGTCCCAAACCATCTTCTTCATACAGTTCTAAAAATGCTCTAGGATGAAATTCGGGTAATGGGCTTTCAATAGCATTTTGAATATCAACTTTATCGTTATCATCTAGCAATGGGTTAGATAGATCCATAAGCTTATAATTTTGCTCTAATCTATTTCTTTCTAAAACTATCCTAGCGTACACGTCGTGTTGTTTATATTTTAATTCTGCTATTTCAAAAATATTTTCTAATGTAAGGATTTGAGTAGCTAATTCAGGGAATTTTTTTAATAATCCTTTATCGCCTAATCCTTTTACACCAGGTACTTTATCGGAAGCATCGCCTAAAAGCACTTTACGTAAGATAAAATTTTCAGGCATTAACCCAAACTTTTCTTTTACGTGGTGGTATGAAAATATTTCTTTTTCTATGGGACGATAAATATCAACTTTTGCATTAGCAAGCTGTAAGAAATCTTTATCAGAAGAAACTATTGTTATCTTTGTATCGTATTTACTCGGCATATACTTTGACATATAAGCTATAATGTCATCAGCTTCTGCTTTAGGTATTGACAATAATTTAACGGGTAGGCAATGTAAATAGTGTATTAGTCTCGATATTTGTCCTACTTTAGCACTATTTTCATCGTCTATATCGTCAAATACTTCCCAATGAGTAATTCGAGTTAAATTTCGTCCCGATTTGTATTCGGGGAGCAGGTTTCTTCTATTTGTAGAAGCACCTGCTCCGTCGAACACAATATACACAGAAGAAGGTCTAACCTTATCAATTAAGTATCCTAAAGAGCGTATAAATCCTCCCATTCCTCCAACGTGCACACCTTCACTATTTGTAAAGCGCATCGTTGTAAAGTTCCTAAAGAACAAATTCAAAGCATCTATCAATAAAACATGATTGTGCCTATCAGAGGATAAACTATCATCTCCCTCATTTACATTATTGAGGAGTTTAAGTAACTCTTTATTTTCCATAATTAATCGGGTTCTTGAGAGAATATATTGGTTGCTTCGAATGTATCTTCTTCTTCGAAGATATCAAAATCTAGTCCACCAAGTATTGCACTCCATTCTGCAGCGTGTGCATCTTTATAGGCTTTAATTTCCTTATCATCGTCGTTAATAAAGCCGTGTGGGGTCATAATTATCTTACCTTTAGATTGAACCCCATTAATGTGATTTTTATCAATTTGAACATTAGTACGTTTAGCAAATTCAACTTGCTTACCATCCTTAATAGCCTTAATTTTGCTAGTTCCAGCGTTAGCTACATTACCAAACGTAATGACAAATGTTGCATCAAACCACATTGCGAATCCTCCTTTATTCATAAGTTTAGGTTGTCCCATAGGAACTTCAGCTTTAGCTGTCCAAACTTTATTGACACACACTAAGGTATTTGTATAGGGTGAGGATTCTTTTCTAGAAAGCGTAATTTTTTGGTTTACATTATTACCAAATTGAGTTGACATTGCACCTGCATTCCATTCGTTATTATTCTTATTGGATTTAATGGATAATTCACATGGCACGGAACCAATCGAGTCCCATAAAAATAACAAATCGTACGGAAGATTACCTTTCTTCTGTTCGTCTAATAAATCTAATATAAATGCTGCTACATCTTCTATCGTATGAAGATTTTCTCTATCAATATATAAGAAATTACCTTCATAATCTAAAAGTTCTCCTGTTTTCTCATCTACAACACGTTTAACTTCTAATCCCATTTGAGTAGCGTGTTCCCAATTCCATTTCATCTCAGTAACAATGAAGACGGGCAGTACGCCCATTTTTTGGGCTGATACTGCCGCTTCAATCATTGCTGTTGTCTTACCTGTATCCGAGTGACCACGTAGTAGAACTATGTGGCCCATCGGGATACCAGGTACAGATGTCGTTTCTTGAAAAGCAGAGCTCAAGGGAATCCATCTTTGATCTTTAAACTTAACACTTGAGTTAAGCATCTTTTTGGTTTTGAATTTATTCAAATCAAACCCAGATCTAAGCTCAGCAGATACTGCTGCTGTCAGCGATTCACTTTTAGTTCGAGCCATAGTTGCTTTTCAATTTAAAACGGACTACCGTCATTTTCTTCTTCGTCTCCAAATAAATTATCAAACTTTTCTGCTTTATTTTCCTTCACAGGAGCACTTTTCAAAGCATAATTTGTAGCTGGTTTTTCGGGGGCAGGTGCTTCTTCACCTTCACCTTCAGGGGTTAACCAAGTTTGAAGAGCAGTCTTCATTTCATCGAATGAATACTTTCTAAAGGATTCCATTGGGTTAGGTTGGTTTTCCAAAGCGCTTTTTACATACGATTTATCTTCAGAAATCGAAGTTTCTTTAGTACGAGGCATGATACTTGTCTTGTTATATGGTGTACCTGTAACTTCAGGTCCCACAGTTGTCAAGATAATATCTCTACCTGTTGCTACGTCCGTAAAATCACCTACATCTTCGTTATCGGATAGGTTCAAGAAATCCATATAGGTTTCTTTACCAAATTGCCACAAACGAACACCTTGGTCTTCTTCGCCACGAACAATAACCGGAGCAAAAATACGAACTTTCGGGTCCAACTTGCGAGCCAATCTCCAATTTTCCTTATCGCTAGTTTTGCGAAGCTCTTTAGCAAATTCAGCAATCGGATCGCGCTCACCCCAATTGATGGGAGACAACATTGTATTATTACCAATTCCGTAGTAAAAATACAATTCGGTAAACGGATTTTTCTTATTGTACTTGTTAGGTACAATACGAACTGTCTGTTTACCAACAGAAGGTTTCCAAAACACCTTCTTTTTCTCATCTGATTTCTCAGCTGATTTTGATTGCATTTCTTGCAATCGACGTTTCATTTCATTTAAGTCCATAACTTTAAAATTTTAATTGATGATTGAATATAATAACTGATTTTTATTTTGCCAACTAAATTTCAACAATTTCGTGAATTTTTGTTCCTAATTGTTTAAACTGTCCTTCCTGTGTTAATAGAATACTATTTTTATAGTGTTGCCAGCTTATCCTATAACTTGTATCTACTATACCGCCATTTAATGATTTTATTAGCTCATTAAGCGCGTTTATAGTGTATAATGTATTACTCGCCTTATTGCGATGAACCAATATTGTATTCGCGGGTATATGCGATACATTTCCGTGGTCTACATTGTATGTTAATGCATACTCACCTGTACTCTTAACGTGCAACACAAATATTTTATTGTACTTAATAGAATAAGACGATATTATGTTTGATAACAGCGCATCTAGATTCTCTTGATCTACAAATGTGCATAATAGTTTATTGTCCAAATCTATCGTATTTAATGAGGTTTCTCCCCAATAAATATCATCATATTTGCGTAAAGTCGTAAGATTTTCCATAACTCAATTTTGTTTGTAACCCTTTGTGTTTAAATATGTTTATTATATCGTTTAATATGTTTTCGTTTTCGTCCCAATCAAGCAAAAATGCATCGTATGTATATAATACTACTTGTGTATTTTTGCCCTTTAGCAACTTAATCACATCCATTAATATACGAACGTTATTTGCGGTCTCCAACCCTTGTAACACATAATTAAACAATTTTTGTGGATTCATGTTATCTAACTTATCCTTTTTAAGACAATAACCCGAAATCGGCACGATAACTTGCCCGGCGTTATTGAACTCTTCCCATTTATCGTTTATGTACGATCCAATCTTTTTAAAAAATTCCAAATCTTTGTACGCTTCAAATACGCCGCCATACATTTGCTGAAATGTGATTGTTTTAGCTTCTTGATACGATACTCCATACATTTGGGCGAACGCATTGTGTATATCGTCATCGCCAAAATCGAAATCAACCAAATTAGCAGCCAAAGCAGGATGATAAGCCGAAATATCAATTTCTACAAATTTAGTATTTTTAGGTATGAATGATTTTCGGGCACCTGTATTTTTTGGTATTGCTAAAAAGTTAATGCCATTAAAAGTATTACTTGGTCTGCTTGTAGTTGTATCCAAGTTATATTGTGTGTATATCGTATTGTCTTGTATATTACGCGCTGTATTATAGTTTTCATAGTGTGTCGCGAATGTAGGTTGGTCTATGCGTATTCCTTGAGATTCAACGTGAAAGAAACATTTTATTGTTAAGTCTTTAAAGTCACTAACGGGGGTAAAGTCTTTAATTTGATTATAAATATAAGTACACTTTTCGTAATGCTTAGAGATAGGAATAAGGCGGTTGGGAGATGGGTGAGATTTATATAGGTCGAATACAGGGGGGTGTATATACGTAGGAGGTGGGGTGGTGAGCTGGTGTATGTGCTTATATATAAAGTAATATAAAAATGATTTCTTGTCTAGCACATATATTTTTTCTATTGATTTAAGTGCTGTGCTAACTTCATCTAATGATAATGATAATGATTCGCTGTGGTTAACACAAAATATGTACCCTTTAGGGTCAATGATT